AATGAAACATCGTATGAAAGCCCTTAGAGTAAAGGGTTTAAGAGGCTTGCTTGTTTGTTAGCTCTGACTGGAGCTGGGCTACCTGGCTTCCAGGGGCTGGGATGGTAAAGAAAGAGGGTAGGCATAAAAAAAGGGCGCAAGCTGGTAGCTCACGCCCTTCCACTCTAGGAGAAGTGTTTAACAAATCTTAAACCCGCCTGAATGTTTGACAAAGTTTACAAACTCTATGACGTTCTCTTCATCAAACGGATAGTCCTCGCTCTCTTTGTCTTGTGCTTTTCTTTCTACTTCGTACTTGGCAACTGCACCAATCTTCAAAAGAAACTCCAGCCGTTCGACAATGACCTCGCATTGTTCTGCGTCAATCTCATGTCCGTCGTTGTAGTGACCAGCTTGCAAATCGTCTGTTGTCATTGTGTCGCCACAAGCCAAACAAACATAATCCCAAAGCGGTCGCCAATGCCAAACATTGTTTCTAAAATAAACCCCTGGATTTTCTGCTTCCCATTTCTGAGTCGCTTCAAAGTATTTATCTTTTTGCTCGTCTGTTGCAGTATCCCAATCGGGCATGATTGGTCTGTCTGACTTTAGTTCAGGGTTAATCCCAAATACATCCATTCCCATAATATTCTCCTTTAGTTAATAAAAGTGTGATGAGACCAAAGTTACAAGTAACGCTTAGAGCTTTGGTTAATATAATTCAACATCCTTCAATGAAGGGTTACTATATCCTGTATAACTCTCATCACGTGAAGGTCTAGTAGTTTATTGTCACTTCTTGAGATAACCTTCTCGCACTCAATGGCTGACATATACATTCTATACAATTTATCCCATACAAGCAAGCACAACGACTAACCAATTTTTAAAGACCAATAAACAAATTGGTTAGTCGTTGTGCTTGCTTGCTTGTTTGTTCTGACTGACTGCCGACGGCTTCCAGCCTGGACGGATCTGATGTAGGCAAATAAAAAAAGGGCGATCAACGATCGCCCTCTCTTGTTTTGGTTGGTTACTCTTCACGATGCTTGTAGTAACTGTTCAAACTGTAATCGCTCCAAAGCTGTTCGACCACAGAACCAACGAGGACTTCTCCATACTGACTGACTGCTGTCTGCATCACTCTGTCAAAAACCTCTTCGATTGTTTCACATTGCAGGTGGCACTCGACCTCCTGCTCTATTTCCATTAGCACATCTTTCATGCTCATGATCTTCTCCTATAGTTTCTAAAATTAGCGGCAATCTCTATGAGAGCAGCCGAACACATACCAAACAAAACACCGAGTAAAAATACCAAAGTGAATTGAATGAAATATCCGTAAGTATCTGCGTAAAAGAACGCAAGACCTAATGACGAGGGCAAAGCCATACTAAACATAACTATGCGACTCATGATAATAACCCCTGTTCTTGCATAACAATCGCGCCATGCTCTGCCTCATGATCTTCTAGTAGAGGTGTGTCTTCTTGTATCTGCCCATTGGCAACCACAACAACGCCGTTAATGACAAGGCTAGTGCAGTTAGGCTCAATCGCCTTTGCTACTTCGAACCCATTGTTATTAAACATACTTATTTTTAATTTCATTGTTTTCTCCTAAAGTTATTAATGAATAAGTATCTTTATACTATATGATATATCCCATATAGTCAACCCTTTGCGCGTGTGTGTCCGCCGTGGCTCGCTCCGCTCGCCTTCGCTCGTTGGGGGGGATAGGGTATAGAATGAATCTAATAGAATATTAACTGAAAACAAGCGAAGCTCATTAATATCTATTAGAATGAATCTATACCCTATCCCCCCCAACGAGCGAAGCGAGTGGGTTGTATATAGAAGAAAAAAATAGACATGGAGAGAATATCCAGAAACTTTGACAAATGAGGCGACCCCCTTCATCATAGGAATCATTGAAAACGATTTGGCCACAAAAAATTTTAAAATTTCAAAATATTTGGCATGGAAAATCCTGATATAAATTTAGAAAAACTAGCCGAGCAGTACCCCGAAGCTACCAGAGAACTACTGGAACTGACCGAAGCACTAAACTCCAAACAACTACAGCGTGAAGGACAAGAAAGTTTTTTGACCTACATCAATCACATGTGGCCAGACTTCGTAGAGGGCAGGCATCACCAGATATTTGCAGAAAAACTAGAGCAAGTAGCCCAAGGCAAGATAAAACGTCTGATAGTAAACATGCCACCAAGGCATACAAAGTCTGAATTTGCCTCTACATTCTTTCCATCATGGATCTTGGGCCGTAATCCTAAGTTAAAGATCATGCAGATTACGCACACTGCAGAACTTGCCTTCCGTTTTGGTAGAAAAGTTAGGGATATTATCGACTCAGACCTGTATCAAGACGTTTTTCCTGGCGTAAGTCTAAAAGCAGACAGCAAATCAGCAGGAAGATGGGAGACGAATAGCGGAGGCGAAGCTTTCTACTCTGGTATTGGCGGTGCGGTAACGGGTCGTGGTGCAGATTTGCTAGTTTTAGACGATATCCACTCGGAACAAGACGCACTTTCTCCCACAGCTTTGGACAATGCTTGGGAATATTACAGTTCTGGACCCCGACAAAGGCTACAGCCAGGCGGAGCTATCGTTATTGTGATGACAAGATGGAGTATCAAGGACTTAACAGGTAGATTATTAAACAAACAAAGCGAAGAACACGCCGATCAGTGGGAAGTTGTAGAGTTTCCTGCAATATTTCCCGATAGTCAAAAACCTTTATGGCCCGAATATTGGAAAATGGAAGAATTAGAGGGGGTAAAAGCCTCTTTGCCTGTAAGTAAGTGGGAAGCACAGTGGATGCAGAACCCAACGTCCGAAGAAGGGGCGATTTTGAAGCGAGAATGGTGGCAAAAGTGGGAAGAAGACGAAGTTCCAGAAATGCAGTACGTAATACAGTCGTACGACACGGCATACACCAAGAAAGAAACGTCTGACTTCTCTGCTATTACGACATGGTGCGTTTTCTACCCTGATCCTCACTCTATGCGGCCAGCTTTGCTATTGCTTGATGTCAAAAAAGGTAGGTGGGACTTTCCTACACTCAAGAGAGAAGCATATAAGCAGTTTGAATACTGGGATCCAGATACAGTTATTGTAGAAGCCAAGGCCAGTGGTCTACCGCTCACGGACGAACTACGTCATGCGGGTATTCCTGTGGTCAACTACTCACCTGGCAAAGGACAAGACAAGATTGCAAGAGTAAATGCGGTTGCACCCATGTTGGAATCAGGCATGGTGTACGTACCCGACACGCGTTGGGCGGAAGAATTAGTAGAAGAATGTGCAGCGTTTCCATTTGGAGATCATGACGACTTAGTGGACTCGACAACGCAAGCGTTAATGCGTTATCGACAGGGCGGATTTATTGGTTTAGAATCGGACGATGATCTGCAGGAAAATGAACCCAGACGGATCAGAGAATATTATTAGGAGAGAGCAATGGCTGATAAAGGCGAAAAGATCAAGGACCAAGGATTTGTTCCTTATGCAAAACAAACTGATATGAAAGCACCCATGACCAAACCTGGAGACGGGAAAGGCAAAAGCCGTGGTGGTGGAGACGCAATGAGAGGCACAAAGTTCACAGGCGTTTACTAGGAGAACAACATGGCATTAGGACCATTAGTACAAGGCCTCATGAGAGGCATTGGTAGTTTAGGCGGCAGAAGTCCCTCATCAAGAATGGACAACGTTCTTAAAAGTATGAGAACGGGTCAACAAGCAGGAGACAAGTTTAATAAACTAACGCAGAACCAGTTAGACGATATGGTTGCGAGGTACGGTCGAGAAACTCAAGCTCTTACAGACAGTGTAACCAAGGGATCTACTTCCATAACTTCTCAAGCAGGCTACGCTAGAAAAGCGCAAGAGCTGATAGAAAAAGGTGCTGAGGTTGAAAAACTTGTAAAAGTTCTTGAAGGACAAATGAAGCTGACAAAAACCATGGGTGAAGCTAGACAACTTATGGAAGCTTTAAACAGAATGCGAAAAGTAGACAGCCTAATAAAAGGAACTATAGCAAGTCTAGGAGCGGGTGGAGCAGGAATGTATTTTGGTGCATCGCAACAACGTAAGAATCCTGACTTCTACAATCCAGAAGATAATCCATTTAGAGGACTATTTGGCGGAACACCAAGAATGTCTGGGGACGTACAAGGAGCCCTTGAAGACATGGAAAAGAAAGTAAATGGCAGAGAACAGTAAACCGACCAACATAGAAAGGTTGTCAGATCTTATTGATCTGGAAGTACAAGACGGAGAGGAAGTTCAGATTGAAGAGCCCATGCAAATGGGTGAAGGCGATATTGCCGTTGAACTATCCGAAGAAGGCGCACAGATAGATTTTTTTCCTGATGAAGAAGTTATCGATACCACGCCCTTCGACGCAAACTTAGCGGAGTACGTTGACGAAGGCGAGCTAGGACGAATTGCTTTTGAATTAATTACCGACTACGAAGAAGACAAGGCAAGTCGTCATGACTGGGAAGACACATACGTAAGAGGCCTAGATTTACTTGGCTTTAAGTATGAAGATAGAGACAGACCTTTTCCAGGAGCATCAGGCGTAACACATCCTATGCTCGCCGAATCCGTAACGCAGTTCCAAGCGCAGGCATTTAAGGAACTATTACCAAGTAAAGGCCCCGTGAAAACCAGAGTCATGGGCAATGAAACACCTGACGTAGAAGATCAAGCACGTAGGGTAGAAGAGTTCATGAACTACCAGATTACTACGGTAATGGAAGAATATACCCCTGAAATGGATCAATTATTGTTCTATTTACCCCTAGCAGGTACAGCATTTAAGAAGGTTTATTACGATCCAAGTAAACAAAGAGCAGTGAGCACCTTTGTACCCGTAGAAGATTTAGTAGTTCCGTACACAGCCAGTGACCTAGAAACGTGTGAAAGAGTCACACATGTAGTCAAAATGAGCTACAACGAAATCAGAGCACAACAACTTGCAGGATTCTACAGAGACATACCACTACAGCCTGCTGAAACAAACATAAATAGCGATACCGTAGACAAAGAGGACGAGCTCGAAGGACTGAGTGCTAACACCAACGACATGATGTATGAACTGTTGGAGTGTCACGTATCCATAGACATACCAGGCTTTGAAGATCCAGACGGATACCACCTACCTTTTATTATTACGATAGACAGAGCGTCAAACGCAGTCTTATCTATTAGAAGGAACTACCGTCAGGACGATCCACTAAGAACAAAAATACAATACTTTGTACACTACAAGTTTCTCCCTGGTCTTGGATTCTATGGGTTCGGCTTAATACACATGATTGGCGGATTGTCTCGAACCGCTACTGGAGCCCTACGACAACTGATCGATGCAGGTACGCTGGCAAATCTTCCTGCTGGATTTAAGGCCAGGGGACTTAGAATCAGGGACGACGAGACTCCACTAGAACCTGGAGAGTTCAGAGACGTAGACGCACCAGGCGGAGCACTAAGAGATTCACTGATACCACTGCCTTATAAAGAACCGTCGGCAACATTGATGCAACTACTAGGATTCTGTGTGGAAGCAGGACAAAGGTTTGCATCGATTACGAATCTACAAATAGGTGAAGGTAACCAAGAACTTCCTGTTGGAACAACCATGGCCTTACTAGAGCAAGGCACAAGAGTCATGTCTGCAGTTCACAAAAGATTGCACTATGCACAGAAAACAGAATTTAAAATTCTAACCAGATTGTTTGCAGAGTATCTGCCTCCTGTATATCCATACCAAGTTATAGGCGGAGATCAACAAATCAAACAAGCCGACTTTGATAACAGAGTAGATGTGATACCTGTGAGTGATCCTAACTTCTTCTCAATGAGCCAACGTATTACATTGGCACAACAAGAACTACAGTTAGTACAAAGTAATCCACAAATACACAACATCAAAGAATCGTACAGAAGAATGTACCAAGCCTTAGGCACTGAAAATATTGAAGCGTTGTTCGCACCTGATCCGCCCCCACCCGTTCCGATGGATCCAGCAAGTGAGAA